GTTTTACCTGTCTTTGGGTCTTTGAATGTTGCATTAAATACATCTTCAGTTGACCAACCGGAATCATCAGGCTTTGGCCCTTTTATATTAGAGAAATCATCTCCACTTCCAGGCCCCGATATTAATTTCTCATCATCAGGATTAAATTCAGCTGCGTAAGCAAATGCTTTTTCGTAAGCAGGTGAACCATCTTCTCTATCATATGCATCACCAACAGTTATAGTTTTACCCGTCTCTGGGTCCTTAAATGTTGCATTAAATACATCTTCGGTAGACCAACCCGAATCACCAGGTTTTGGCCCTTTTATATCAGAGAAATCATTTGTAGGTAATTCTATATCTTCTGGTTTTGCTTTAACAGCACCTTGACGATATTTAATATCTTTTGCTTTTAACCCAACAGGTTGGATATTCATTGAGCCATCATCAAATACATGAATAACTTTATGTTTTTGTCCTTTATGTTCACCTTTATTTGGAACAACAATATCACCAGTTTTTGGTCCTTTTTTATCTCCACCAAATACACTACTACCTTTATCTTTACCAAATACCGATGTACCCTTTACGGCTTTATCTTTAGATTGTTGAGCTGCTTGGCCTGCTGTTGTTGTTTTACCTGCTATTTTTACTTTCGTAGAAGGTCTTATATCGTGCTTTTTGATATATGCATCAAATGCATCTTGGTTTCTAAAATCTATTTCTTTAAGTGGTATAAGATTAACTAATTTCATAATTGCGCATAGTTTAGGTTATAATTATATGATATAAATATAAACTTTTAAGGGATTAACTCCAAATGGTCATAATTCTTTCCTTCGTAAACTCGGACCGGAAATCCACCCGTCTCCATCACATCCTTAACAATTCGGATTACCTCCCCCCTTTCAATTGGATGGACATCAAATAATAAAGCATCATAGGTATATAAAATCGGACGGGATAACCTTCCACCCAACGCATCCCACAATTGACCCATCTTCATATAATTAACTTCCGTTTCTAAGGCTTGTAGTAAATAATTGAATACCTTTTGTTCAGTAGCACCCTCTATTCGTCCGAAGTGTATTTCCCTTTTAAATAAGGGTGTCGTCAAACGGCCCGAAATTACAAACCCCCTATGAACGGATTGGGTATATTCCTCTACCTTTCTAAAAAATGGTACACCCCTTGCCACCTCATCTAATCCCCCATAAAGATAACGGAATGTAATCCCCTTTGCCGTTTCGTAATCTGTTCCGTATATATCCGCAAAGTATTGGTGGGCCGAAATATCCGTAGGTAATTTATACCCAATCAATCCGGCAATAAGGCGTATGTGATATGACTCGTAATCGAATTGAAGCAGAGTACCATTTGGAAACCGGCTAATAAAACTCTCCCTGCTACCATCGGATTTGTTAAGAGCAGAATAGTTTACACCCAAATGCCTGTTAGAAGGTCTGCCGGTTATTGTGTATGGATTGTATTGTGTGAATACTACATCACCCTTTTTGATAAATTGTGGGTCGAAGCTAAAACTATCAATAAATTTTTCTCTATCGACCTTTACCCCAGCCCCTTCCAACCTTCCCAATGTTCGGATTGCTGATGAATATTTACGATTAGTTTCCGTTTTAAGATTAAGGTCAGGTAATGTCTTTAATAACTCATACCATTTCATTAGAGGTATACAATCATTCAGTTCCGTAAAGTCTCTCCTATACCCTCTATAAACCCCGTCAGCAAACTCATTAAAGATAAATGGTTTACCATACTCTTCAAAATATAACCACTCAAAATCAAACCCTAAATTGCTTATATAACGACTATCTAAAACTATTGTATCATTATCAAAAAGTTTATTTAATTCAATTTTTACTAACTTTTTGGCATCTATATGATTTAAGTTTATAATACCATCTTCACCCTCTGTTCTATAATAAAGAAATGATATACGGGTGGCAAATGGATGTGCTCTATTAGAACTCCATACCGGCACTAATAACTTTATTTTTTTACTACCCTTTATAAAAGAAAGTAGGGTAGATTTATCTTCAATCAGATTCATCATACCCTACTAATATACTAAAAATATTTGGGATTACAAAAATTATTCTCCCCAATGTTTTTGTCTTAATTCGTAAATATCAATTGGTTCCCTTTTCATTTGGTTTCCGGCCCTAAAATACGCACCTTTTTTCAGATATCCAGCTAAAAAGTTTCTTCTCATTCTCGTTGTATCTTTATTAGGGTCAGAACCGTGAACAACGTGTGAGTGTAATAATGCAACTTGCCCTTTTTTCAAATAACCGTTTACCTTACGAAAATCATGTCCTTCTGGCATTACACAACTAATTCCTCTCTCACTTCTCCAATTGGATGTATTTGTTGCTTTTCTTTCTTCATTATCTTCCATAGGTAATACTGGTAATCTGTGAGAGCCTTCATAGTTCCATACCGAACCATTTTCTGGATCATGATTATCTAAGGCCAATGCTATATTAATTATTTCGTTATGCCCACAACCTGTATAAAATCCATTTTGATGTTGGTCTCTACCTAATTCACCCTTTGGCTTAAAGTATGCCCATGTCTGCATTCCAACAACTTCACCATCCATTAAAAATTCACATGCCTCAATAATTTTTGGATGTGAAAATAATTTTGCTAATTTGTCAGAAAGTTTGTGGGGGTACATAAATGGTTCGTATTCCTGCCATTTTTCAGGTTCAGCTGAATTTCTTTCTAAACGTAATTTATTTAATTCTTCGTTAATTTCATCAACTTCCAATTCGGTAAGTAATTCAATTTGTGTAAATCCTCTGAATCTCCAATCAAAAGACATTTGTTGTAATTCTTCTTCGGATAAGTGTCTGTATTTGTTCATATTAATAACCATTTATAATTAAATATACGATTTTATTTTTATTTTACCAAATTATTTATAAAATTGTAATATGTTTGGCAAATATAAAGATATATTTTGTAATTTTTTTGATGCGATACTTAATGCAGATTTGTTTGAAAATATTACACCTTTATCATCCAAAGTCCCATTATTTTTATAAATAGGATTTTGAGGACCTGTAATTCTCCATATAATTTTATCCCCAACCCAATATGGATTTTCTAAATATTTTTCATAATCAGTTTCGTTTACTTCAAAAATAAAACCATTTTTATCGTTAGCTTTTTTAACAAAATATCTCTCAATAAAACCAAACTTATAATCTGCCTCTTTCGGTACAGGAATTATTGTATTTGGAGTATTTAAGTCAAATATATTTTTTTCGTATTTATACATTATTCATTATTTATTCTATATCCAGCTTCCAATAATGTTTTCCAACCTTCTTTATCTAATGAATGTTTTACATTTGTTATTTGAAAAAATCCATTTTTGTTATATACCTCAGGTACACCATCCATTCTAAAAATTTCACCACAACTTATACCTGAAGTACCCGAAATAATCATTGTAATTTCTAAAAAAGTTAAAGCAGATGTTTTCTTTTTTTGATTAGTTTTAATATTTAAACCTCCTGTTAAAAATGGTTTATCTTTGTAAATAAGTGTTACGGTTTCTTTGCCTAATTTAAATTTTACACTTTTACTATTTAAAGATTCTGTTACATCTTTATCTTCTTTTGTTGCCGCCTCCTTTTCTACATTTTCTGGACTTGGGACTAAATTAATACTTAATTCCTTTGCTCTTTCATCGGTTTCCTTTTTTTCTTGCAATCGTATTTCATAATTAGCTTTATCTAATGAAACAAAACCATCTGCGTTTGCAAATATACTACTATCAAATTGAGCATAGCCTGTATTTGTAAAGCTATATTTATTACTACATTCATCTAATGTAATTTTTTCTTCAGGTTTACCTTCATTTATTTTATTTGCGTTTGATATATTTGCAAAAAAAGCCTGCCCCATTTGTAAATCATCTAAATTAAAAGTAAATTCAAATCCTTTCACAATTGAGCCAGATGGCCCGATTTTAAATCTGTACAAATCTAGTGGTTTTGGTATTTCCTGAGTAATACATAAATCGTTAATTGTTACGGTAGGGTCATTCTCTTGCTCATTACCTAATCTTAATTTAGTAAGACCAAACATATTTTCATTTACTAATGATAATAATTGATTTAATATTTCAATTTTTGAGGAGGACTTATTCCAAATTAGTGAAAATGTATTATAATTTATAAATAAATTTAATATATTACCATATGTTCCCTTTTTTTCTTCTCCATTTTTTTTATTACTTTGTATCTTAAATTTATATTCATTTATTGGATATGGTTTTGTAACTATATTATTATTTTTTCTTTTAAAAATTATTTCATCCTTTTTTGTTGTCATTGTAATTTGAGGTATATCGCCAGGAATTATTAAATCTGAGGAATATGAAATTAAAGAACCACTTGTTTCGCATGGTATACAACTATTCCCTTTATCATCTTTAAAAGTATCTATTTTTACCATTTTTTCTGTTTCAGGAAAAACACCGATTCCATTTAGTAATTCTAAAATATATCTCATCGAAAGGTATGGTTCAATTGATACTTTTGTCTCCTCTTGCTTTGTGGGTTTTACATCCCAGTTAAAAAATTCTTTTTTGTAATTTTTTTCAATTTTTAATCCATCTGGTATGTTAATATTCAATTCGGCTTGTATTTTATTAATCCAATTTGAGAATGTTTTATTTTCTTTATTTTGCGTTTTGGTTTTTGAGCTTTGCTTTTTAGGTGCCGGTGGTAAAAAATATAACATAGTATTTGCACTTGATATTGTTAAATCTACATTGTATGTTAAATTTTCGGCGATTGTATAAGAAAATTCAGTAACCGTTCCTGCTATGTAATCATAATATCCTTTTGTTTTTTTTATTTTCTTTTGGTATAATCCTTTATATTGGTTATCTCTTGAAAAGTTTTTTTTAAATTCGGCTATAAAATTTTCAAAATTATTATTTGATATTATTGCAGTAAGTCCTTCTGGCTCATTTTTAAGACTTTGACTACCAAATTCCACTAAAGAGTATGCACCTGGTCTCAAAAAAAACAATTCAAACATTTCCAATTGTTTTAAAGTAAAAATTTTTATTTTTAATTTTGCACTTTTTAATGTATTATTATCACCATCTGTATCTACCTCAACTGATTCTATTATAGGTGGTGGTAATCTTCTGTTTTCCTCACCGACCACTTCTATTTTTTTACCATCGAAATCATAACCAATATAAGATGACCCTGTAGGATATAAATTTTCAGGATTTAATTCATTTTTAATTTTGCAACCATTATATGTTTTTATTCCTTTTGCACCATTTAATATTTGTTTTATTTTTGTAATATCATCTTTTATATTTTCTTGTGTAACAATAAAAGGAGATGATAATATTACAAACGGTTTATTAGTCCCATAACTTTCAAATCCTTTAGCAGACCTTTTATTTAATTTTTCTTTTATATAATCCTCAAATGGCTTGATAAATGGAAATCCCATATAACTTATTTATTAATTTTTTCAAAATCTCTTAATATTGTGACGATATCAGATGGTATTCTTATTTGTGTACCCTCTTTCAAATACATATCACCATTATTTATATTATTTGCTACAGCTATAATCCAAAAAAATTCAGAATTATTATAATATTTGTTGGCTAGTAAATCTAGTCTATCTGTGTTATCAACTATAATATAAATATCATTATTATTTGGCTTAATTTTAGGATAAATTGTTGTTGACAAATATCTTTTTTCATCTCTTTTTTTAAGAATTGTGTTGTATATGTATCTGTTACTTGCCATTTTATTAAATTTTTAGGTTCGAAAACTTATCAATTGCAGTTCCTATTGTACCATTTCCTAATCCATTAAAATCGTAATTAAATCTTGATGTTTTTGTTCCTGTCGTTATAGTATGATTTTCAATAATTTTCATACTAAAGGATATGTTAATTACAGATGGATGTGGTTCTGAATTATTATCGTTATGCCAAGTTACTGTATCCTCAACGTTGACTGTAACTTTATCAACTGCACCTAACAATCTATTTATATATCCACCAATGGTGACGTATACGAAATTTGGTGCAAATGCCAATTGTGTAAATTCTGATTCACCCGCATATTTAATTGCTGAAATTTCATCATTTGGAAATGCTAATTCTTTAATTGAATTTAATTTCATTATCATTACATCCCTTTCAACTGCAGAGTCATAATACAATTTAAAATCAAAACTGAGGAGTCTTTCAACACCATTTAATTTGTAAACATTAAAAGGTGAACCTAAAAATTTTGAACTCTCCCATTCTGGACTTATATCTTCCGATAATGAAGATACTGTCGCAGGTAATACTATTGAATAATTTTTACCGTATGGAGAAAAAATTATAACGCTTTGTTTTGCATTTGATGGGTTATCTTTTATAAAATCACTATATTTGTAATCTTTCTTTTCAAATATTTTTTTTTGAACATTTGTATTTATTTCATCGAATCTACTAACGCCATTATTATATATTTTGTCTCCTACGACGATTCTGTCCTGTAATAGTCCTTCTTTTCTAATATATTTGGTATAATTTCTTTCTTCTTCTTTATATTTTCCACTTTTTCCTACAATTAATTTTGCTGGTCTATAATATTCGTATTTATTATCCGTAGGTGTAATCGGTGATTTTTCATCTTCTTTATCTTCTTTTTCTAATTTTCTTTTAAATAATTCTTTTCTTAATTTTTTAGTAGCATCTGGTAATCTTTTTTTAGCCTCTTTTAAAAGTAAATTAGGTATATTTGATGCACCCTGTTTAAAAAGTGAAGTTGAAAATGATGAATCAGGCGCCGGTGATGGTTTTACATAATATTTTGTGCCGGATTCTACAGCGGTTTTTATTCCTAATAATGGATTTAAAATTATCGGTTTAGAAAATGGAGTATTATTTCTAAATATAGTATCTGAAGGTCTAAGTGCGGAACCTTTTACAACACCTGAAACTTGGGAGCCAATTAAGTCTGCTATAAAATTTGGGCTTGACAACAATAGGGCTGCTCCACGAGGTGGATTTAGTATGCCTCTACTTTCTATATAGACTTTACTATTTCTGTAAATGTCACTTTTTTTATTTTTAAATAATTCTAAAATTGTTGCCATCTTATTATGCCATTTTCATTTGTTTAAATGCCAATTTATCTATTTTAGATTGAACCTCTGAAATGTTTAGTGGTATTGTTTTACCAGCGTTAGCTGCTTCAACTAATTTGTCCATTCCCGCTACCATATAGGCTTGGTACTTTATCATTTCATTTGCTTGTGATGATGCAAAATTGTTTTGTTTCGTAAACATTTCATTTTTAGCAGCCGCTGCATTATTTTGTGCTATAATCGTTTTATTATCATTAGCCATTTTAATTCCACGTAGATGGTCATTTGATTTTATTTCTGCGGTTACAACGGATGTATCTTTTATTGGAGTTAATAAACTGGCGTCAAAGCCACTCGTCCCCCCAATTTTTTTTGCATCTGCTAATGCTTTTTGTGCGGCTTCAATTAAAGCCGTTGAAACACTACCGCCAACTCCACCAGTATTATTTGCGGACGCAGTAGTAACTTGGCCACTCGTCCCCCCAATTTTTTTTGCATCTGCTAATGCTTTTTCTGCGGCTTCAACTTGTAATTGAGCATTTTTGACCTTAGCCTGAGACTCTTTATCAACTCTTCTTCTTTTAACCTTTCCACCCATTGAATAGGATCCCGCATCAATTGCCGCCTCTAAATCTGATTGTGCTTTTGCTAATGCATCTTCCTTTTCTTTTTGGTTTCTTTCAAATGCACCTTGGTCTTTTAATTGTTGCTGTACATAATCTACTGTGACTTCTTGCCCTTTTCCTTTTGCAATTTTTACACCTATATCAGCCATTATAGCTCCTGCGTTCTCACTTGTCAATACACCCGATTGAACAAGTCCCGCAGTATATTGTTTTATTTGCTCTTGCTTTTCTTCGAACCCCTTCATTGCATTTTTGAATGCCTCACTATCCGCAGTTATATTTTGCTTTATTAAATTATCTCTAAATGTTTTTGCATTATCAACAAATAGATTATTAATTAGTTTTGCAGAAGATTCTTTTTGCATTTCTGCAACCGCTCTTTCAACATCCTGTTCACTTTCCATCTTTGCAGTTTTAATCCTAAATTTTGTTTCAAGTGCAATACCCTCTAATCTTTGCATCTGTTCTATAAACATCATTCCTTTTCTCTTATCTTGCTCAAATTTCATCATCTTTTCTTGATGAGCTAAATCGGCCTCCATTCTTTTTTTATCATTATCATTTTGTATTTTCAATGCGCCCTCTGCTATTGCGATACCTGCTTTTTCAGCATTTCTTTCCTCTAATGATTTACTAACATCTCCATCACCACCTTGTTGTATAGATAATAATTGTTCGATATCCATACCAGTCGCTTTAGTCAACTGTTGTTTTGCAAATGGATTTAATCCTTTAATATCAACATCACCCAATGCACCTCTTAATGATTCTGCTGCTCCTTTTTGGTCACCAGACATTAACTTTGCTCTAGTTTCAGAAAGGTCTACATTTTTACCAAGCATTGCTGATAATCCCATTTCGGCTTTAATACTATCTTTATAATTAAGTACCATTGAATCCGATGCTTTTAACATAGCAGACATAGATGTACCCATTTTATTAAGGGCTACTGCCTGTTTTGCAAAATTTTCAGCTGTACCGTCACTAAATTTGTATATATCAGCAGAGGAATCTACCATATCTTTCATCACTACCTGTGCCATTCTTCCATTTTCATCTGCGAATTCCTTTATACCTGCTACTAAATTCATACCTATTTCCAACGATGTGTTGTTCATTAATCTAAAAGCATTTCCCATATTAAGGGTTTCTTCAGCACTAACACCCAATTGTTTAGAAAGACCTTGTGCGCCTGTTGACATTCTTATCTGGTCCTTAACTGATGCGCCTAAATTTTTAGCAACACCTACTATTGAACTAAAAACCTGTTCTGTAGATGAACCTATTGCCTGTAATGCTGCTTCACTAGCCTTAATAAATTTGCCAAATTGAGTCATTCCTGTTACAAATAAAGTTTTTCTCTTATCAAGTTCGGCATCTAATACTTTCATTTGTTTTTGATGTGCAAAATCTATATAAGACTTTGCTCTATCCATTTCCAGATTAAATTTGTCCTTCACTAAATCCTGCTCAAATCTTAAATTATCACTCGCTATACTTTTCTCATACTCTAACATATCCCTTTCCTGGGCGTGTTTCTCTTTTACTGGTGCCATTATGTTATAGTCCGCAACTATATCTCTATATTGTTTACTCATTTTGAATAAAGCAGTAGTAGTTTCTTTACCTGCACCGGCTCCACCAAAAAATGTTGCAACATCGGAAAATGTCTGTGCTGCCTTACCGGAATTGAAAAAATCTACTACTTTCATACCAACTGCAAACGCAGCTCCAATCGGTCCTGCTGCTCTTAAAAGGCCAGCGGCACCTCTCATTATTGATGAACCAGCTTGTCCTAACGCGCCGGCAGCCTTACTTTTACCTGCAGCATTCATAGGCATTTTAGCAGCATACTCTTCTTTGTTCTGTATTAGTTTCGAACCTTTTCTACTTAATCCTTCTTTTATTAAATCTCCTGTTTTAGGGTCATAATAACCTGCCCCTGCGAATCCACCTTTTGGTTTTTTCGGGTCAAACATAGAGGCGCCAAATTTTTTTCTATGTTCTGCTTCATCGGTTACACGCTTAGCACCCTTTGGTATTACGCCACCTTTAAATTGTTTTATAATTTTTCCTTTTTCATCATAATAACCAGAACCGCTAAATTTTCCTTTAACGCCGCCTGCCTCTAAATTTTTTGAAAATGTTTCTACTCTTTTTAGTATTTTACCACCAAACATTTTATTAATGTTCTTAAGGAATCCACTTTCAATTCCTTTGAACATTGAATCCATACCCTTTTTTGCTGATCTTTCATCTTTTTTTGTATCAGGCTCTTTTACTTTAGGTTTCTTTTTATTTTCTGATTTTGTCTTTACTGCGGCTTTTTTGGCATTTTTATTTTGTTGATTTACGAAACCGCCAATAGATTTTACTAACTCATTATTACTTTTAATAATATCTGTATTACTTTCAAATAATTCACGAATTAAATCATCTAAATTACCAATGGAGGAAGTAAGTTCTTTTAATTCCTTTGAGTTCTCTTTTAACTCTTTTGTATTTTGACTATTTGTTGCCATTATTAAAGTTAAGTATTCTTATATAAATATTAAATATAAAAATTACCTTTTTCTAATTTTGCCAGTTGATGAAGATTTACTTTTAATTATATTTTCATATGATTTATTTTCTTCATCTTTTGCATTTAATAGCTCTCTATAATAAAATTCTCTTAACTTGACAGGCATATAGTATAAATCATGCCAATTAAATCCACCATTAGCATAATATATCATTTGAAATATTTTTTTATGTAAACTTACCGAGTAATCATTCGGAAGGGTAAAAAAAGTCAACCCCAATAGGGACTTTTAACGCCTCCTTTTCGCCTGTAAATGGTGAGGTGTATTCGAATGTAAAATCAACATCGGGCGTTATATCTTTTATAATTTTTCTTAATGCTTTTGAATCCTGAATTTGAAATTGATTTATAACAAAATTACTAATATAACCAATGTCCCTATTACCATTTACCTCTGTAATAATTCTTCTCCAACGTGTCGTAATTTCATTTGATTGTTTAAGAGTTTTTTCACTAGCTTCTACATCTTTAGAAATTGCTATTTCATCTCCGTGTGTTAATAATTTAAATTTTATTGGTAATTTTGATTTGGGTAAGATAAATTCATATTCATTATTTCTGTTCCATTTAGTTTCATCCACATCTTTAGTTGATAATTTTGCCATATCCACATCTACATCTACTTCCTCTTTTTCAGATGGGTCAGTCACTGTCACCTTATACATTGGCCCATATGCTAACACCCTACTAGCTACTAAAATTGCATTTTTATCCCCTATCAAAATATCATTAATATTTACACCGGGTTCTACTACGATTGATTCTAATAATTTATCAATTGTAGAACCTTTACGAATCAAACTTGCGGATGTCAAAATATCTTCCTCTTTTGCAGTCAAAAGTTTTAAAGTAATTTCCCCTTTAGCTAATGCTGAACCCTCAGGATAACATAATCCTTTAGATGGTAAACTTATTACTTCCGTTGCAAATGGGTAAGATTTTGATTGAATTGGTTGTCCTAAACCCCTTATAACCTGTTGTTCTATGTTTTGTTCCATATAAATTTTATAACTTTGTTTATTATATATATTGTATTTTAAAAAAAATAAAGGGGAAACAAAAGTGCTTCCCCCTCAATTATATATTTGTTTGTAATAAGATTAGTATTCTAAAATAGCGTAATCATATGCTATAGATAATTCTATTGATACAGGATCATTTGAAGCCCAATCTAATTCACCAAAGTTTGCACTTAAAATAAATGCACCTTTTAAAGTCCATTGCTCAATTTTATCACCTACAGGTCCTAATAGATAAAAAGTAATATCTTTTTTGTAAAAAGTATTATATCCATCTCTACCTGTCAATGATTCATGTGAACTTCTAACCCATTCCATAACTTGTTGTGCACCTGATGGTACGATTGGGTCATAAAGGGTTATACTTATATCTTGCCATTCACCTTTGCCCTTCAACTTTCTTTTTACGTTGATATGGTCCAAAACGATTGGTTCAAACTGTATTGTAGGTCTCTGAGCTGTCTTAACAATGTAAGATTCTATACCATTTATTTCCATAATAAATCTGTTACCAATTTTTGGTTCAAAATTTTTATAGAACATTTTATCAAACTCTAAAATTTCTGGCATTTTGTTTTATTTTTATGTTATTTTATATAAATATTTGTTTTTTAAATTATCCACCAAAACTTGCACCAGTTGGAAGAATGTTGAAATCAATCTGTAAGAATTCAGCTGTCTTTGTTGGTTGTAAAAAGATAGCACCTTGCAAAATGTTTCTATCAATTACATCTGGTGTATTATTACTTTCATCCATAACTACTCTGAAAGCGTATAAACCTTGTCTTTGTTGAATTGATTCCAAATATGGATTAACAATATTTAAGAATCTGTTACGGGTTTCAGATGAGTTTTGTTCAAATACTAAGAATTTAGAAGAAGATGCTATAAACTTTCTAACAGTTAATAATAATCTTCTTACATTAATTCTATCCAATGCTGAAGGCTTATCTTGTAAGGTTTTTTGTCCAAATACTACTATTCCTTGTCCTGGAAATTGTGCTATTGGGTTTACTTTTCCTTCATATAAAGTATCTCTTTCAGATTGAGTTAATCTATCTAATACTGATACTGCGCCTACTAAACCACCTCTATTTAAACCTGCTGGTGCGAACCATTCTGCTGCTACTCTATCGTTTGCTGCGAATACGCCAGGTAGTAATACTGAAGGTGGAACACTTATTAATTTATTAGTATTTATATCAACTGTCTTAACCCAAGGATAATAAATTGCTGCGTAATTTGAATCTACTGCTTCCGCTTGTGTAACTGTAGCTGCTAAACCGAGTGAGGAATTTCCTGCATCTGCGATAAAGAATGCATCAGACCTTGCTTCCACCATATCCAATATTGATGTCCATGTAGAAGGGTGTAAAGCTCTACTAACTCCTGGTGCAACAATCATATTAATATCATATTCATCTGCGTTTGAAAGAGCATTTATATGTTTGCTATATGCTACCGAACCTGAACTTGTAGAAGTTGATAAGTTGAATCCTTGTGAATTACCTGCAAGAATATTAGAACCTTTCATAATTTCAGTTGCTGGACTCATACCATCAAATCCTTCCTGAAATGCTACAACATATTGTGCCAAAGAAGAACCTACTGATAGAGAACCACCATTTGATATATCCAATCCAAATACTGAATTTGAACCGTTTCCAGCCGCTGAAGGTATTGGTTTTAAATATATTTTATTATCATCATTATTATCCAAATCTATACCACCAAATTGTGTTGCTGAACCTGTTAAGTATGTTACAGCAGGGATACTAAATGCACCTTTAGCTACTGATGCTGAAACTGGTAAAATATATGCAGCGTGTCCAAATGGAACAGCTTGGACTGGTAAAGATTCAGCTGCTACATAACTTTCATCATTTTCATTCCAACATCTAATATATTTAGACCTATTTACCCAATCTCCGTATTCTGTCACTTTGCCATTTGAAGCTATTGATTTACTTCTATTACCAATTACTCTACATACAAAGTTAGGTGAATTCACATCCAAATTTACATTTGACCATGTCTCTAAAACATTTTTCTTTTTGTTAGTATCACCAAATGCTCTAACAACTATGGTAAATACACCATAATCGGTTCCACTAACACTACCTGCTGCTTTAATATTAGAAATAGCAACTTTAACTTTTGTATTTGCTGAATTACCAGCACCTAATGTAATAAATCTCAAAACATTATATCTATCACCACTTATTAATTGTGATTTTAAAATTGGTGTTTGAGCCTCTTGTGCATCGTTGGTAAATAATTGGTCTCCCAATACAAATACTGAAGAAGAACAGGATGAATCAAATGTCATAGATGCATTTTTGAAAAATCCATATACATAAGGATTTTTAGAGCCAAATGCTGAATTACCAAATACTGCTTCAATATCATTTATGTCGGCCAAATCTAAAGATGCTGATACATTAAGGCCAGTACCTCTCAATACGAAATCTCCACCGCCTGTTGTTGAACCTGTACATTGTGCGTTTGCAAATCCTGCATTTGCACTACCTGATGTATTGAATAAAATACCTAAAGATGCTGATACTGAACCAGAAGTTGCAGTTAATAATAAAGGAGCGGTTTCGGTATATCCACCTATACCACCAACTCTACAAATTGTAGCGGTGCCTGCTTCTCTTAAATAATTTTGTACTGCTAACGGAGTATAATAAGTGTCATCGACTTTACCAAACAATTCTTCAAATTCAGCTTGTGAATTAACAATTGTAGGTACTAACGGGCCCTCTTTAAAAGGTCCTATAAATGCCGCACCTATATCAGCGATACCTTGCTGTAAGAATGATAGGTCATTTTCTTTTGTAAATACACCTGGTGATACGATTTTTTCTGCCATTTTATATAGTTAATTTTTAAAAATTTGTAATTCTCAATATAAATATAATTTTTTATTTCAAAACGATAATTAAGGTCTATATGTTGGTTGAAAATGGTCGTAAACTTGGTCAACTTCCGTTGAATTTAAAACTCTATTATAAAATAATACAGGTCCTAATTGGCATTTTGCATAATTGTCTGCTCTACCTAATTTTATATCATATGAAGAGGTTGCATTGAATGAAGTCATTGTTCCTGTTCCTACACTAGTACCATTTAGATAATATGTTATACCTGCTGCAGCTGATATTGTAAACCCAACTAAGTGCCAAACATTAAGTGAAGGCGCAGTAAATGTCTGAATAGTATTTGAACAAGTTCCTCTAGCTGAACTAAAATGAAACCCATTCCACACAGATGCATTACTTGAATACAAATAAAAATTATAATCTCTATCAGCACCTTCTTTTGAGAATAATCCTCCAAAGGTTGCACCAGGGTTTGCAGTTAATCTCACCCATGCCAAAAATGTCATCGCAGTCACATCAAATTGAGTTATACCACCATTGATATTTGAATTACGGTCTTTAAACCAAAACGTACCAGAACCATCCAATGTCCAATATCTATCTATTCTAGTCGAACCATTATTATATGAAGGACTTGTGCCAGAGTATCCGGCTGAGTTTGATACACCTGCGGGTCTGACACCAGTATTATATCCACTTACATCAAGCCAGTCGGTTGACGGTGTGCCTGTTGAGGGGAGTGAGTTTGATGGAAAACATTTTGCCTTTGAAGGGTCTAAATATTTTCTTAGACCAGATGCTGGTATAGCTGGTTGTGATGCTGAACCTTTGTTGTGTGATATTGTTTTATTTGCTAAATATACGTCTGCGTTTTCTACATTTATTGTTACTATTTCTACATCTGATGTTATTTTTTCTATATTATAAACTTCAACTTCAGATATCCCAGATATTTCATCATATGTCACAATTAAATTACCTGGCAAAATATTATTAACATTTTTAAATCTATATTTTTGAATTTCATTATCCCATACATAAACAGGATGCGTACCTGTGGATTTTATTAATCCATTATTAATATCGTAATAATTATCGACAAAATTAAAAATTAAATCAGATACTACCACATTTTCCATAGTGCCTGATACAAATTCTTGCATATAAAATTTCCAATCTACTTTATCAGTTTCAATTGGTAAATCTTCATCTGGTAATTCCGTCGGTATCCAAGCTTTAATTTCATCACCCACTACCAAATCTTCAACATCAATTTCTGTACCATCTTTTTTTGTTATCTTTGTACCAAATAATAAACAAAAATCAGGTTCGTTTACTGTATTATAAACATCAACTGCATATAAAGTTTTTGTTTGTTTACCTGATGACCCATAATTTGTTGCTGCTAGGTTATATCCATCTGCATATTCCATAGTTAAAACAGCCGATGCTTCTGAATAATTTGATTGTGCAATCGAAGCTGGTGTGATTGGTATTAAAGATGGACCGGTGCTAAATGTAGCTGAACTTGTAGTAAAGTTTGCATTATTAAAAGAACATGTAAAATTTGCTAATTGTTGTTGTACTTTTGAATAGAATAAAGAGCCTGTACTTGAAAATGAAAACTGTGCATTTTCTGTTGTACTTTCTACAACGTATGTAAATGTGGGTGGAGTTATCGTAATTTCATCTGTTGCAAATGATATTAAGGAACTATTTGTGGCTTGTCCACCTAATTGTCCTATGGAAACTGCTCCTGTTCTTGTTGAACCACTAACTGCTCTATGTAGATTACCTAATGATAAGTTTGTTCTTGCCATATTGAATGATTATAATCCATTATAAATATCTAAAAGTTTTTGTTTCCAATTCTCTATATTTGAAAAGTTATTTATCATCCAATTTTTTAATTTTAAAAATTCCATTTTTTTAATTTCATAACTATCATCACAAATGGTTTTATAAATTTTAATAAATGATTCTTTATCATAAGCTTTATACTTGTAGTCGAGTGGTACATACCATTTTTCGTGCAATATTGGCAGTTTTCCCCAATCCACTGCCTCAAATATACCATATCCAAAGGGTTCTGATTCAAAACAAGAATGAGAAATTCCCCAATCAAGTCCGTAAAACTTTTCTTTGTGTTTGTAATCAAATTTATATACTTTTGATTTTTTAAAACCGTAGCCGTATTTTTCTCTGTAATATTTATTAAAAGTGGCTGAATTGGTAAAAATAATAGAATCTAACCCATCAATATATTCTACATTTTTTCTACCTTCTGCTCTAGCTGCAAATCCTATTTTTGTACTATCTTTAAGTTCTAAATTGTGTGAAAATTCGTATGTATTTAAAATATGATTTAACCCCTCTGTCTGATAAGGGAAATGATATAATCCAACCCAAATTTTATTTTTTATTTTATTAATTAATTCGGTCTCCCATTCCCAATTTCCGTACCAATGTAAATATTGTTCTTTATTCATTTGACTCACCATTGATACTTTTGTCAAATTATGAAAAACAATTGAGTCTATTTTTTCTAAATTATTGTTTATCGCCGTAGTTGGTGTATAATGTCCATGCAAAATGTGTATCTTTCTTGCACCTTTCATTATCTTATCTATTTCCAATTCATTGGTTTCCCAAATATGTTCAATACTGATTGGGAATTCTTCGTAATTATCTGGCTTTTTTCTATGAAAAAGCAAAACTGGTTTTGTAGCAAGATATGGTGCGACTTTATCTAACCAATTTGTAACCCACATATCAGCACCGCTGTTAAACCAAGGCCCACCTGCGGTTGTGTAATAAACATCATGCATTAATTATAACCCCGTTTGCTTCTTAGATTGATTTAATTCTATTTTAAGAATTTCGATTTGTATTTGTTGTTCTTTAATTGCTTCAACTAAAAGACCTACCATCTTAGCGTAATCCAATCCCAAATATCCATCTTCTCTTTCTTTAACTACTTCAGGTAATACTTCTTGTACTTCCTGAGCGATAAGACCTGTATTTGGTGATGCTTTGGTTACATCACTAGCTAAATCATTCCAATCCCACTTAACACCTCTTAACTTCTGAACTTTATCTAATGCACCTTCTATCACTACTACATTATCTTTAAATCTTTTGTCAGAGGTGAAGAATGCTGTAATATCACCAGTTGCTGTTATTGCACCATTAATTGTCAAACCTGCGAAAGTTGGTGATGCCGATGTTGCTACTGATTGTCCAATAGAAATAGTTACTGCGCCAGTTGCTCCACTTACTGTCACACCAGTACCTGCTACATTCGATGTCACACCAGAGTTTGTGATAGTAACTGCGCCTGTTGCACCACTTACCGATATACCACTACCTGCTACTGCTGAAGTAACACCTGAGTTAGTAATTGTCACTGCACCTGTTGCACCACTTACCGATATACCAGTGCCTGCTACATTTGATGTAACACCTGAGTTAGTAATTGTTACCGCAGAACCACCATTATATGATGTTCCGCTTAATCCAGTACCAATTGTTAAGGTTGCTAAATTAGAACCCAAAGAAATACCACTTATTGTCGAATTAGCTAGTTGTGCATTAGAAACTGTTCCAGTCACACCACTAAATGCAACTTGTGATGAACCACTAAATGCACCGATTGCGTTACCGATTTGTGCAGCAGTTATTGTACCACCCAATGATGTTGAAGTGCCAGCTATTGTTATTGAACTATTACTCAAAGATGCATTAGCAATATTACTTAAAGTGTTACTTGCACCACTTATTGTTTTATTAGTAAGTGTTTGCGTGCCTGTTAAGGTTGTGACTGTAGAGTCAATTGATAAAGTTCTTGAAGCGGCTATTGTGCCTCCACCTGATAGTCCGGTTCCTGCTGTTATTGAAACTGAGGTATGGTCAACGTGCTGATTTGAATCATAGTTCGTTGTTGCGTTATGGTTTACTTGTGATGAACCACTAAATGCTCCGATTGCGTTACCTATTGCTGCCGCAGTTATAGCACTACCTAAAGAGGTGGATGTGCCTGCGATAGTAATTGCACTATTTGATAATTTATCATTACCAATTGAGCCTGCTAACATTGCGTTTGTTACACCACTTGTTGCTATTGAAATTGTGTGCCCAATACCTTCGCCTGATGTTGCACCTGTCGAGGATAAACCACTACCTGCAGTAATTGTACCAACATAATCGCCAGTTGTATCAGTACCCAATGCTACTGAATTTGCTTGTATTGTAGCTACCCCATTTGATGCTATTAATACGTCTCCACTAATATTTGAGAATACTTGAGATGAACCTGATACTACACCAGCCGGTAATTGTGCTGAACCTGAGAATACGCCTGTTCCTGCTAATATAGTTGCTGCAGTAATACTTCCACCCAAAGAGGTTGAAGTACCAGCAATACTTATAGAACTATTAGTCAATGATGCGTTAGCAATATTACTTAAAGTATTACTTGCACCGCTTATTGTTTTATTTGTTAAGGTCTGAGTGCCAGTTGTAGTCACTAATGGAATTTCAGAACCAC